AATATTTTTGATTTAGCTCAAGATTATGAAGCAACGAATGATTCTTCGAGGTTTATAATCTTTAAGAATAGAAGACTTGCTGATTATATTGAATGTAGAACTAACAGAGTTTTACAAATTGATGATATTAGTAATAGATTCTCTAGTGCAGAATTCAACAAAGATCGTTTTGTTGAAACTGTAGAATATCCAATTACTGATTTTTATTCTAAGTTCTTAATTCAAGTAAGTGATGAAGATAAGAGAAGTTCTCAAGTTAGTGAACTTGTAGTTTTAAATGACTATGATAACACATATACATTTAACAAAATTGATTTATTCACTGATGTTAAACTTGGTGAATTTAGTGGATCTTTTGCAGATAGTGGAGATCCAACTCTGGTATTTGATCCTGTTGATCCAGATAATTTTAACTACAACATCAAAGTATACAGAGAATCTTTCACTCCAGCAAATGTTGGATCTGGATTTACTAATTTTGGATTTTTGAGAATTGATAGTAGAACAAATAGACTTGGACCTAGTGATGGTAGTGGTTTAGTTGGATTTACAACCGATGTATTTGAAGCACTTTCTTCTGAGTATGATACCACATACACCTTTGCACAAGTTCTGAATACTGATACTAATAGAATGAACTACTTCGAAGTAGTTGGTCATTATGATGGTCAAGATACTCATGTATCGGAATTTTACTTTGATACCCTACCACTATCTTCATTCTCTGGTGCAAACATTGGTACTTTTGGATTGAATGTTTCTGGTGGTGTAATGAAGTTGACATATGAAAATGACACTAATAACAATCTTGTAGTAAAAACAAAAACAATTGGTATTGGAACCGCTGATGCGGGTGTTGGAACTTATCGCTATCTGGTTTCTGGACAAATTGATGGAACAGAAAGAACCGCTAAATTTGATTCGCAACTTAAAACTATTACTGGTATAACAACAGTATTTGAATTTGATAGCGTATTACAATTCAGCCAGAAATCAATCATTAAGGTCAGTGTTGGCAGTACAATTTCTGTTCATAACTTAATGGTTGTAGCAGATCAAATTAGAACTAATATTCAACAATCACCATTCGTTAATGTTGGAACTACTTCTGGTATCGGAACATTCTCATCTGAGATGGATGGTTCTAATGTTATTGTCAAGTTCCACCCAGATGCAGAATTCTCATCTGATACTATTACGTTACAATCTTATAACCAGCACATTTATGCTGATGTTGATGAATTCAATATACCTGGCAACTTTGAAGTTGGAACAACTAAAGAGGGTCTTACAAATGCTTTCTATGGTTCAATTAATGTATTTGGTAAGGATAAGACTGATTTTGATCTAAACTACAAGAGAATTCCTATTTTTGAGAAGACCTTTAATCCTTCCAGCACAAGCACACTAAACAGATCTACTGGTGTATTCACAATCAATGACCACTTCTTTGAAACTGGTGAAGAACTAATTTATACACCATTCTCCACTTTACTTGGTGTTGATGCAACTTCAGTTGGTATTGGAACAACGATCGTTAGTGGAACTATTGTTACTGGTGATATTGTTGAGGTTGGTTTCTCAACTATCACTGGCATTGCAAATACAACGGGATTATCTGTAAATTCTCTAGTATTTGGTGATGGTGTTCCATCAAATACAACTATAACTGGAATTCAAACATTCAATAGTTATTTTGTTGGTGATGTTGTTTCTGTAGGATCTACTGTTATTACTGGAATTGCAAATACATCAATTCTTGAAGTTGGCGCTGGTATCTTCTCTGGAGATAACACTTCACTAGGAACTATTGTTGCCATTGGCATTAATTCAATTACAGCATCAACAAGTATCGTTGGAGGAGATGATAGAACATATTATGCAGATAATCCAAATTGGTCAGTAGAACTATCAAATGTATCAACTGCTTCTACTATTAGAGAAGTATTTACTACTGGTATTACTACCGATATTATGCCACAATCTGTTTATGCTATTAGATTAACTAAAGATCAATTTAAATTGACTGGAACTGCTGGTGGTAGTGGAATTGGATTTACATTCACCAATATTGGATCTGGAAATCTTCATAAACTGGAGATGAAGAAAAAACTTGAGAAATCACTAATTACAATTGATGGTGTTACTCAATATCCATTGATGTATACTCCACTAGCATTTAATCTTGAAAACAATGGTGGATCAACTATCGGTGTTGGTGCCACATATCTTTCACTTACTGGCATATCATCGATTAAACCGAAAGATATTTTAAAAATTGATGAAGAATTCTTGGAAATTAGAAATGTTGGTTTAGGAACAACAAACACTGGTCCAATCACTGGTGTAGGAACTTTCCCAATCATTAATGTTTCTAGAGGATTTGTTGGAACTGCAGCAACAGATCATCAGGATGGGTCTGAAGCAAGAATTTATAAAGGTGCATTTAACATTGTTGGAAATAAAATTCATTTCACTGAAGCACCTGATGGTAAGGGTAATAATGATCGATTGAATTCAAGTGCTTTATCTTTACCAAAGTCATCTTTCAATGGTAGAGTTTATTTGAGATTAGATTATACAGGAAACAAAATTTATGATGATATTTCTTTAGGATTTAATGGTATTGGTAGAACTTTCTCAGTTTATGATGAAGGGCAAAATACTCTTGGTCTTGAAGCGGGAAGCAATTTAGTATTCATCAACGACATCTTCCAAACACCAGATACTAATAATAATACTGGAAACAACTATTCATTCTCATCGGATGAAAATAGTGGAATTTCTAGCGTAACCTTTACAGGTATTACTAGATCTGGAACTAGTGAAATTATTATCTCCGAAGAAGATGTAAACCAAAACCAAATTCCAAGAGGTGGTATTGTAGTTTCACTCGCATCTACTGGTGGTCTTGGTTATGCACCTCTAGTTGGTGCAAAAGTAAAACCAACAATTGGTGCTGGAAAATCAATTTCGGGATTACTTGGAGTCTCTACGTTTAGTTCTTCTCAGATTAATATCAGCACTTCTCGTTATAATGAAACCACTGGTATTCTTGAAATTACAACTGTTTCTCCACATAATCTTTATGGATCTGGATCTTTTGTTTATCTTAACGGTTTAGAGTTTTCTTGTGATGTCGTTCATGCGGGTGTAACAACAACAATATTCCCAGATGGAACGCAAGGATTTAAATATCCCGTCAGTGGAATTACTTCAGCAAGAACGTTTGAAGTTAATGTTGGAACTAGCACTATTACTCACAATTATGAAGGTGGAGGAACGATTCGTGAATACTATCCACAATTGACATTTGGTTCTGGATACAGGGGAACTGTTGGTGTTGCAGTAACTGATCTTGCATATGAACACAGATTTGTTAGTGCTGGTATCAATTCAATCACTGATGACACAAATACAACACATACTGCGACAGATGCAAAATATACATCATATTCTGGTGTTCTCGTCCTTACAATCCCAAATCATGGTTTAACTGTTTCAAATACTGTTGGAATTGATACTGGATCTTTAACTTTCAAATGTTCTAGTGATAACTTCAAAACTGACCAAGTTTACCCAAGGTCATCAGATCCTGTTGCTGGAATTCAAACTGCTATTACTGAAGTTACAACAAATACAATTACTGTAAATGTTGGTCCTGCTGGTGGTGCTGGCACTGGTGCAAATATTACTGCAACTGTTGGTGCTGGTGGAACACTAGCATTTAATATCGTTGATGGTGGAAGTGGATATATTAATCCTGTTGTAACCGTTGACAGTCCTTCTTATAGTAATCTACCCGTTGTTGGTGTTTCAAGACTTGGTCTTGGTGCAACAACTGCAACTGGTATTGGTTTATCAATGACTCTCGAAATGGGTCCATCATCTGTTGGAATTGGAACATCTTATTTTGAAGTTTCAAGATATCAAATTACAAATCCTGGTTATTCATATAGAAGAGGTGATGTGTTCAAACCAGTTGGTCTTGTTACTGCCGCAGGTTTATCACAACCAATAGAAGAATTATTCTTCACTGTTGAAGATGTATTCAATGACTCGTTTGCATCTTGGCAGTTGGGTGAATTTGATTACATTGATAGTAACGCATCAAGACAAGATGGTTCTAGAACTAGATTCCCATTGTTCAAGAATGGTCAACTTTTAAGTTTCGAAAAAAATAATTCTGATGTGACATCATCACTTATTGATTTTGATTCCATTCTTCTAATTTACATTAATGGTGTTATGCAAGAACCAGGTGTTTCATACATATTTGAAGGTGGAACCACATTTACCTTCACAGAACCACCAAAGGCTGCTGATAAGGTTGATGTATTCTTCTATAGAGGAACCCGTGGAATTGATAGTGTTGAGGTTGATATTAATGAAACTATCAAACCTGGCGACGAAGTTCAAATTTACAAGAATGATGCGCTTAGCAACACTGTAACTCAGGGTAGTAGAATTGTTTCTGATATTACTTCAGCAGATACAATTGAAACTGGTATCTATCTGGGTGATGGTATTAATGAAACAGACTATAAACCATTATCTTGGAGTAAGCAAAAGAGAGATCTACTAATTGGCAATAATGCACAATCTAAATCTAGAGATTCTCTTGAGGGTATGGTATTCCCAACTGCTAAGGTCATCAAAGATTTTGGTGCTACGGATACTGAAATTTTCTTAGATGATGCAAACTTCTTCAATTATGAAGAAAATGAATCTTCTATTGAGATTAATGAAGTATCTGGTATTCTTATTTCTGGAAACCCAGAACCAGTTGGTGCTTCATTCACTGCTGTTGTATCTGTAGCAGGGACTATTACTGACATTACTGTTTTAGATGGTGGTAGTGGATATAATCCATCTTCATCTGTTGCTGTTAATATTGCTCCACCTATTGGTGGAATTGGAACAGTATTTAAAGCAGAAATTAAAGATAGAGTTGGAACAGTTGGTATTGGGTCAACAACCATTACTGGTATTAATACATCTCAGATTAGTATTGGTCATTCTCTAGACAGAGTATTTACTGGTAGTTTAGAAATTATTGATGATACATTTACTGTTATTGGTATTACATCACTTGAAAATGGAACTATCGAACTTAATAAATCTGTAGCAAATACTACAGAACTAACTAGAACCTTTGATTTTGGATTATACCAAGATCAGCAGCGTGCTTCGGCAGAGACTGTAGTTTCTGCTGCTGGAACTATTGCTTCTGTTACGATTACTAATGCTGGATCTGGTTATACAACTACTGCAACCCCAGCAATTATTACTAGACTACCAGACATTGTTGATGAGTTGATTACTGGAATTCAATTTGTTTCTGGATACAGTGGAATTATCACTGGTATTACAACCAGTGTTGGTATCGATGGTAATGCATTAGCACTGAAACTTGATCTTGAGTTTGATCAAAATGTTGATATTGATACTCTACAAGTTGGTTATCCAATCATAGTTTCTAACACTACGGTTGGTAATGGTGTAACATCTATTGATGATGGTGATAGTGCCATTGTTGGAATTGGAACAACTTTTGCTGATAACATTTACTATGTCCACTCCTTTAATAGAACTAATCTAACTGGAATAATTACTACAAATATTTTATCAACAACTGATTATTTGGCAATTGGTTCCACATCTGGATCTAGATCCAATCCTTGTGGTTCATTCTCTTGGGGAAGACTCGCTGGATTTACTAGAGGATCTTCATCTATTGGTGTTGCGGTTTCTGGTTACACAGTCAATTCTGGATTAACAACATTCCCAACATTACAAAGAAGAGAGTTTGGATTAAGAGATACTGGTTCTCTTAGAAAAAATCTTGGGTAATCATTTATAAATACAAAAAAAAGCTAATAATATGGCTGCCATTGTTACAGATCAATTTAGAATTTTAAATGCTGAGAATTTCGTGGATTCCGTTAGTGATCCCGATAATTCTTTCTATGTATTTCTAAGTTTGCCAAACCCATCAACAGTTGGTTTCGGTAGATCTACTACATGGGACAGCAATATTCCAACGCCAATTGACAATAAAAATTATCTAACTCATGTAAAGGATACTATGATTTTTGGTAAGAGAATTACCAAAAATGATATTAGAAGACTTGTTAGAAGGGTTGATTGGAAGCAAGGAACTGTATATGAAATGTATCGTCATGATTATAGTTTAACTAACCCTTCTCCACAAACAAACTCAACCAGATTATATGATGCAAATTATTATGTAATCAATAGTGATTATAGAGTATATGTTTGTATTGATAATGGATCTTCAGATGCAAATCCAACAGGTAATTTTTCTCAGGATGAACCAACATTTGTTGATCTAGAACCATCTAGAGCAGGTGAAAGTGGTGATGGATATATTTGGAAATATCTGTTTACAGTATCGCCTAGTGATATTATCAAATTTGATTCTATTGATTATATTCCAGTTCCAAATGATTGGGAAACAACAACTGATTCTCAAATTGTAGCAGTGAGAGACAATGGCGATTCTACAATTAATGAAAATCAGATTAAGAAAATTTATGTAGAAAATGAAGGTGCTGGGTATAATACTACCGATGCAGAACTTGATATTCTTGGTGATGGTGAAGGTGGAAAAGTTGTTGTGAATGTTGTTGGTGGAAAAATTACTTCTGCAACAGTTTCTGCTGGTGGAAAAGGATATTCTTATGGGAGAATTGATCTTTCCACAATTAATTCTGGTGCTACTGAATTTGCCCATTTAATTCCTATTATTCCTCCATCTAGAGGTCATGGATATAATGTATATGAAGAATTAGGAACTGATAGGGTTTTGGTTTATGCCAGATTTGATGATTCAACGAAGGATTTCCCATTAGACACCAGATTTTCACAAATTGGCATCATTAAAAATCCAAGTAGAATTGGAACTGCATCATCAGTATTCCAAGAAAGTCAATTCTCAAATCTGGGAGGATTTAAACTTTCTTCAGTATCAAACCCAGAAGATGCTGTTCCAGGAAATAGAATTTTCCAAACTGTAACTGGAGTTGGAACTGCAACTGGTTATCTAGCATCCTATGATACTGAAACAAAAGTTTTAAAATATTTCCAAGATCGTTCTCTATATTATAACACCGGATCATATGATCAGAAAGATTCTAAAAATATTATTTCTGAGGCGACGAAAGTTTCTTTCTCAAAAGATGGTGGAACGATTACATCCTCAAATAGTTTTAGTGGAGCAATAGATCAAGATTTTACTGGAATTACGACTGCAGTTACTTCTTCTAAAAACGTTAATTTAGCGACTCAATTTACAAATGGTATTTCACTTCCTGAGATAAATAAAGGATCGGGGGAGATTATCTATATCGATAACAGACCTCGCGTATCAAGAAACCAAAGACAAAAAGAAGATATTAAAATTATCCTGGAATTCTAAAGATGTCACAAAAAACAAACTTAAATGTTTCTCCATATTATGATGATTTTGATCCCGATAATAATTTTTATAGGGTTCTCTTTAAACCAGGATTTCCGGTTCAATCGAGAGAGCTAACAACTCTCCAATCAATATTACAAAATCAGGTAAAATCATTTGCCAACCATATTTTTAAAGATGGTTCTATTGTAATACCAGGTAATATAACATATAATCCATCATATTACGCTGTAAAAATAAATCCAACACATGTAGGTCTTAGTGTTGGTTTATATATTGAACAGTTAGTTGGTAAAAAAATTAAGGGTCAGACATCTCAGATCACCGGTGTAGTTCAAAAAGTTCTTAAGAATACTGAATCTGAAACTGGTGATTATACCCTTTATGTTAGGTATATTACTGCAGACTCTAATTTTAACGTTTCTCAGTTCTCTGATGCAGAAACTTTAATTGCATTAGATAATATCACTTATGGAAATACAACTATTCCATCTGGAGATACTTTTGCAACCCTAATTAATTCTGAGGCAACATTTACTGCATCTGCAGTTTCAATTTCAAGAGGTGTTTATTACATTAGAGGACACTTTGTAGATGTTGATGATGATACTCTAATCTTAGATCAGTATTCTAATACACCATCATATAGAGTTGGTCTATCAATTGCAGAATCTATTATTGACGCACAGGATGATAATAGTCTTTATGATAATGCTAGAGGATTTTCAAACTATGCTGCACCTGGGGCAGATAGACTCAAAATCTTAACAAAACTCACTAAAAAAAGAATAACTGATGCTGATGATAGAGATTTTGTTGAAATCATTAGAATTTCTAAAGGTGTTGTAAAGAAAGTTCAGGACACAAATACATATTCACAGATTAAAGATTATATTGCCAAGAGAACTTATGAAGAGTCTGGCAATTATGCAGTAGATCCTTTTAAGGTTGATGTTGAAAATTCACTCAATGATAGACTAGGTTCTGATGGTGTCTTTTTCTCAGATCAAATAACTGAGCAAGGAAACACTCCAGCAGAAAATCTACTTGCTATTAAAGTATCTCCTGGAAAGGCATATGTTCGTGGATTTGATATTGAAAAAACATCCACAACAATTCTTGATGTAGAAAAACCGAGAGCAACTAGAACAATTTCAAGTGCCTCAATTCCGTTTGAAATGGGTAATAGGGTTCTTGTTAACAATGTTCACGGAACACCAGCTATTGGGTTAGGTAACAATTTTAGTGTTGGTTTATATAATCAAAGATTAGATAGCGATATTGCACCAAATGGAAACAGAATTGGAACTGCTAGAGTTTATTCTTTTTCTTTAAATGATCCATCCGACATATATGATAGTGCAAACAAGTGGGATCTATATCTTTATGACGTTCAAACTTATACTAGACTTGTATTTGGTTCAGATACATCATTAGCAGATTGTCCAATTGGATCTCATGTTAGAGGATTGAGTAGTGGTGCTACTGGATACACTACAGATGAAAGAGATTCAAATGGATCTATTCAGGTATTAACTGATACAAGTGGATCTTTTTCTCCAGGAGAGCAGGTTGTTATCAATGGTGGTGATATCACACGTTCCATAAACACCGTAAGAGAATATAGTGTATCTGATATTAAATCAATTTATCAAAATGTAAATGGTGCCTCTACAGAAATTGGTGCAGGTAGTGCTGGTTTGTCTACAGCATTCGCAGCAGATACTATTTTAAATGAAAGTGTAATTCCTGGATTTAGTTCTTCTGATACAATCACAATTGATTCTGTATCAGGAATTGCTACTGTTACGGGTAGAAATTTAACTGGTAAAGTAAAAATCAATTCTATTATTTCTTATAGCACTTCTGGTAGCACATATCCAAATTATCTAAGAGTTACTGGTCTATCAACAACTGGATTGTCTGCAAACATTGCAGCAGTTGAAGATGTAGATGGTGTTAATAATGGTTCTTTAACTTCGGGTGATTATACATTTAAATTAGCATCTCCATCTATTAGTGGTAGTGATAACGCATACTTATATGCGAAATTAAATTCTAAAAATATTTCTAATGTTTCATTCACTGGATCAAATCTTGTTGTTGAAAGACAAGCAACTGGAAAATCAACCGATAATAATGGTGTTTTAACAATTGATAGAACTGATATTGGTATCACCAGTTCTTTCTTTGAGCCATACGCATTAGATAGATATTCTATTTTCTATTCCGATGGAACAGCAGCAGACTTATCCTCCGATCAAGTTGTTGTTGGTGGTAATTCATTGGATGTAACTTTTAGTGGTCTTATTGCTAATCAGTCTAATATTATTGTAAATGCTTCTGTTAAGAAGAACTCTATTGTTAACAAGCAAAAGAACTATATCAGAAGTCAAAAAAGAGAAGTTGCATTAAGTGCTTCTAATGTTATTGCATCTGTTTCTGGTCTAACACAAAACGATAATTATGGATTGAGAGTTGAAGATAGGGAGATTTCTTTAAATGTTCCAGATGTTGCCAATGTTACTGCAATTTATGAATCTTTGGATAACGGTAGTGTTGTTTTAGATAAATTAACATTCTCATCTGGATTAAATTTAAATACAGCAGCAATTCTGGGTGAAAAAATTATTGGGCAGGGAAATGGAGCAGTAGCTCAATTGGTAACAAAAGTTTCTTCGACTGAAGTTGAGTTTGTATACTTAAATTCAAATCGCTTCGCACCTGGCGAAACCGTATTGTTTGAAGAATCAAATATTAGATCTTCAATCTTAGCTCTATCTAAAGGAAATTATACAGATAAAACACAAGATTTCATTCTAGATAAAGGTCAAAAAGAACAATTCTATGATTATTCAAGAATTGTAAGAAAATCAGATGCTCTAATTCCTTCTAAGAGGTTGTTAATCATCTATAATTATTATACAATTCCAGCAAATGATGTTGGTGATGTATTCAGCGTTAATAGTTATGATAATGACAGGTATACATCTGATATTCCAACGTTTGCTGATGGTTCAAGAGCAACAGATACTTTAGATTTTAGACCAAGAGTTGCAGAATTTACTTCCACTACATCATCACCATTCCGTTTTGAAGGTAGAGATTTTGCTTCAATTACTTCTAACCCAACATTAGTTGTTTCCCCAAATGAAACTTCTATTATTGGATATTCTTATTATTTACCAAGAATTGATAAGATTGTTTTAAATAAAGATGGCAACATTAGTTTAATCAAGGGTGTTTCATCAACAAATCCAATTGAACCAGGATCTATTGATGATGCAATGGATCTTGCAACTTTAGAGTTACCTGCATATCTGTATGATCCAGAAGATGTAAAAGTAAGTCTTGTCAATAACAAGCGTTATACCATGCAAGATCTTCGTGATATTGAAGATCGTTTAGAAAATGTTGAAGAGGTTACATCACTATCTCTCTTAGAACTCAATACTAAGTCATTACAAATTCAAGATGCTGATGGGTTAAGCAGATTTAAATCTGGTTTCTTTGTTGATAATTTTAAAGGAACTAAGTTTATCAATATTGAGGATCCAGATGCAAATTCATCTGTTGATAAGAAAAAAACAGAATTGAGATCAGACGTAGTATTTCATTCATTAAAATCTCAGGTTACACCAATCGCAACTGAGAATACTAATACTTTAGATTTCTCTTCTAACTTCACATTAAGTGATCCAAATATCAAGAAAACTGGCGATCTCGTAACTTTAAATTATTCAACAGTTCAGTGGACTGATATTCAACAATCTTTTGCAACCAAATCTCAAAAAATTAATCCTTTTGGAGTTCAGAATTATAATGGAACTGTTAAATTAATTCCAGCATCAGACACTTGGGCTAGAACTATCAATTCAAACTCAGGAGTAATTAGAAGAACTCAAAGTAACTGGAAAGATACGTATATTGCAAACTTGATTACAAGTTCTGTTTTAAGCAACAAATTGAGATCAAGGAACATTGGTTTTGAAGCATCAGGATTACAACCTTCTACAAATCACTATCCATTCTTTGGTGGTAGTTCAAATATTGATACTATTCCAAAACTTCTTCAAGTTACTATGAGTAGTGGTTCTTTCCAAGCGGGAGAGACTGTATATGCATATGATGATGGGAAGAAAGTTGCGGCATTTAGACTCGCAAATGCCAATCATAAGTATGGATCATACTTATCACCATCAGAAGTATATACAAAAAATCCATATTCACCAACATTGGATATTGCAACTGTATATTCATCATCCTCACCAATGATTAATATTGATATCCATTCTTTGGCAAATGATTCTATTGGTAGATTTTATGGTTATGTTTCGCAAAATATGACACTTGTTGGTGAAACAAGTGGTGGGCAGGCAACAGTATCATCTCAATCTTACACATCTGACGTTGTTGGTGACCTCCTTGGATGTATCTTCATTAGAGATCCTCTGGCAGTTCCAGCACCATCAACAACATTCAAAGTTGGTCCAACAACATTTAAATTATCTACTAGTAGCACTAATTCAAGTGCAACTACGGTTAAATTCGCCCAAGAAACTTTCAATGATAGTGGTGTCATGAACGACACCGTATACAGTGAAAGCATTGTTGTTAGAAAACCACCAACATCACTACCATTGAATGCATTAAGAAGAGATCCATTATCCCAAACTTTCAGAACTGATAATGTTGGTGGTTTCTTGACGAAGATTGGTCTGTATTTCAAAGCAAAAGATGATACAGAAAAAGTTTTTGTTGAAATTAGAGAAACTGATATTGGTGGAACACCTAAAGATAGATTAGTTCAAGATTTTGCTAGAGTTGCATTACTACCATCTAGTATTACCACATCTACTGATGGATCTACAGAAACTGAAGTAACATTACCATCCCCATTATATCTACAACCAAACAAACAATATTCAATTACGCTTTCGTGCTCATCATCTGATGATTATGAAGTTTGGGTTGGTGAAACAAACCAAGCAACAGTAGCAACACAAAATTATCCTGCTGCTGATCAGGTAATTTACTCTAATCAGTATACTGGTGGCAATTTATTCAAACCACAAAATGGTTCTATTTGGGCACCAGTTATTTCTGAAGACTTGAAATTTAAACTTTACAAGGCAGAATTCTCATCAACATCTGGAATCGCATATTTTAACAACCCAGCGATTTCTATCGGAAGCACATATGCCTCAACTGATGTAAATATTGCAAAATTGACAAATAACCCAGTTAAGACACTTCCAAGAAAGTTAACTGTTGGAATTTCAACAACTTATGCATTAGATAATATTTTAACTCTCGGCACTCAAGTTGCTGAAGGTGCTAATACTGGATATATTGAATCTCTTGGTGGTAATATTAATACCGTGGCAATTAACAATGCTGGTATAGGATATTCCAACGGAACCTTTAATAATGTTCCATTATATACAATTAATGGTAAAGGTTCTGGCGCAACTGCAAATATTACAATTACAAATAATTCTGTAAATACTGTTTCATTAGCTTCAACGGGTAATGGATATCGAGAGGGTGATACTCTCGGTGTTACTACTGCATCAGTTGGAGGATCTGGTAGAAATAGTGTTATTGAAGTTACTGCTGTTCCGAATATTGATACACTTTACTTGACAAATGTTAAGGGTCAAACCTTCGGATTAAATCAAGATATTTCTTACTATAGTGGAAGCACTCTAGTTGCCATGGCAGGAACTGAGGTAAGAACAACACCAACTGTTCCTAGTGATCTTTATCAGGGTAATGTCCTTGAAGTTTCACATTATAATCATGGAATGCAATCCAATAACAATATTGTAAATATTAGTGGTATTACACCGAATACTCCAACTACAACAATAACTGCTGCGATTATTTCAACAAATAACACAATATCTGTTGCAAATACCTCAAACTTTGTAAACTTTGAAGGAACTGCTGTTAGTGGATCAAATCTTGGATATGTAATTGTTAACGATGAAATTATTTCATATAATCAAATTAATGTAGGATCTCTCACAATTAATGCTCGCGGTGAAAATGAGTCTACAGTAAGAAATCACTCTTCTGGTGATTCAATTCAGAAGTATGAATTGAATGGAATTTCATTGACAAGAATTAATAACTCACATAATATGCCAACCAACCAAACATTGGTATCTGAAAGAGATATTGATACATATCACATTGAAGTTGAAAGACCTGGAAATAAAAACAGTGGATCTGATATGTTAAACTTCAACTCCGAAGGATCTTTCGGTGGAAACAGATGTCAGGCAACACAAAACATTCAATTCAATGAAATTATTCCTTACTTTAATGTAATTAATCCAGAAGGAACTGGCGTTTCAGCAACACTCAGAACCGTTTCTGGAACTAGCGTTGGTGGAAACGAAGTATCGTTCTTGGATCAAGGTTATGAATCCGTTTCTCTCAATAAAGTAAATGAACTTTCATCACCAAG